TGCCTCCTCATACCCTTCACCGTACCCATCATAGTGACCTTCTTCATACCCCTGTTCATACGCAGCCATAACCCATTTAACGATGGATGAAACATCCCCAGAATTAATATCTTCCATCATTCGCTCTAGTCGTGTAGAGTAGTTTTCAATCTCAGACATCCATTCTTTGTATGTCATCACCGTACCTCCAACTCATACGAATACCCACCAGCAACGCGCCGCTGATACAAATGCACCTTGCCCGCATCAGCGTACCCGCGCACCACGGTAAACACCTCCTTGCGCTTGCCCCGTGGATCAACGTCTGTCGGGCCTTCCCAATAAACAACGCGCGTGCCTGTGTCGCCAAGGCGCACCACCTTATCAAGGCGTTCTCGCCAGTCTTTGCGCTCCGTGTCTAGCGTGCGGGTTTCGGGTGCTAGGGCTTGGATGTCGTCGTGGGAGATCATTGTTCGGTACCTCCGTGATACTCCTCATCGACGCAACATACATGGTATCGGTCGCCATCAACAAAGACATCATGCCCCATCTTTTTCAACGCCATAACGAGCAACTCATCGTCTGAATAATTGGTGCCTCCAAAGCAATGCGCAGACGCATCACGTCGAATAACCTCAACGCCATCGATAATTACTGCGCCGCCTTCTGCCCAACTATTGCCGCATGTTTCGCATTCATGAACATCTGAGTTTGTTTCAATATCAATTCGCATCGCTTGCTTCCCAGTGGATTTTCGTTAGCTTGCCGTCTGTGTAGGTGCATTCGGCCCAAGCCATAAATTGGGCTAAGCCATTTCCAATAGTTACTGCGTCTTTACGCACCTCAACAACAGGCTCTTTCTTCACGCGGTAGGCTACAATCATTTTATGATACGGTGAATTTTCCCACCTTACATCCGAAGCGGGGGTTGACCCGAAGCCGTTCTCCTCTTCAAAGTTAGCGCCCCTACCCTCTGGCAAGTAACAACTACTAAAGTCAATCCGCCAAGTCTGCACATCTTCGTCACCATTCAAGTCAGACGGCATTTTTGTTCCTTTATGGGCAATCCACGGCCCCCATTCTACATCTTTAGTCACTGCATAACCTCCATATCATTTTCATTCATCTCTTCACTGTACGCCTCACTTAGCACAGTTCCCGTCAGCGCCGCAACCATGTCAGCCACAAAATCAGCGCTGCCAGTCATTTTTAGTGACCCATCACAGTCGGACAGTTTGGCCTCTAGTGTGACCTCGCTGCCGACGCGGTAGGTGTTGACATTCCAGATGTTGCTTTTCACGCGGTAAACTCCTCATCATCCACATTATCAATAATCCAGTCCGCCAGTCTTCCAAACTCGGCGCGAAACTCTATATCAGTCCACTCTCGGTCAAACATATACACCGTCTCAATCTCCACGTCTGTTAGTTCATCCGGCCCAGTGTCAGGATCATGGATGCGACGCGCGGTTAGGGTTGCGGTGATTTCTGTGGTGGTTGTGGCTTTCATGCGAATAGGTCTCCTGCGCTCATCTCAGATGCTTTAAGGTTTTCTCCTGCCTGTTTAGCATACTCAGGCTTCAATTCAAACCCCAAATATCGACGCATCATCTTCAATGCCACAACACCCGTTGACCCAATTCCGTTGAACGGGTCCATAACCACGTCACCGGGCTTACTGTATAGGCGCAAACAGTTCTCGATCACATCCAGCTGTAGGGGGCAAACATGGCGTTCGTCGGCCTCGGTTTTTGCGCCGCGCCACCCGTTCAGCACATTGCCCTGCTGGATGTTCATCCAAACCGGGCTTGCGAGTTTCTGCCATTCGTAAACATCAAATTCACAATGCGGGATCAAAGCGCGGATCATATCATCATCAGGCACGCTTGCGCACAAACCCTCGCGCCGCATATGTTCAAGCCACTTGCGAACGATAGGCATTGCAGCATCCGTGTCACCCGGTGCGACGTGTTCAATCCGATCAGGGTTTTCCCCATCCTTGCGGAAAAACAGCATATAATCCGGCATCCCAATCCGGTTCATAGCGCTATCCTTGCGGATTTGCTTATACAGCAAGCCTAGCGCCTTGGTGCGCTGCATCTCTACAACAGGATCTTTCCAAATAGTAGTGCGACCGTGATAGATCATACCGCTTGCACGGTGCGCCTTAATCACATCGCCGGAAAAGTCATACAGGCCAATCGCACCGTCCTTACCCTTGCGCAAAGGCAGGTCAGTCAAATGGATGCAGGCAATGCGACCCGGTTTCATAACACGTTCCAATGCATCGCAAAAGAACCTATACTGTTCAATGAACGCATCTTGAGTGCCAGCGTTGCCAAGGTCGCGCTCGCTGTCGCTGTAAACGAACAAGTCACCGAACGGGATTGAAGTCACCATACAGTCAACGCTATTTTCTGGCATTGAAGCCATGCCTTCGATGCAATCTGAATTATGTAGCAACCAACCATCGCCATGGTATTCCGGTTTTTTGGTCATTGTGTATCCTCCGATTTAATCCACTCAGGGAAATATAGATCAAGGGCGCGGTCATATACAACCCTTGTTTGCGCGCTGGATTGCGCTTTATTCATGGCCTCAGACATACGACGTTTCATTTCGTCATGTTTCTTGCCCTTGACGTTAATAGCGTCCCAGATTGTTTTCTCTGTGTCACTGATAACGATATCGTTACGTACCCGCTCAGTCTGCCCGAACCGATGAGAACGCCGTACAGCCTGATAGTGTTGTTCATAGCTGAAACTGATGCTTGCGAATACAGCATGTGCGCAATGCTGCCAATTCACTCCGAACCCAGCCAACTTAGGCTTGGTGACGATAGCGCGAAAATCACCATCCACAAAACCCAAAAGCAGTGCCTCTTTTTCTTCCGGTTTCATGTCTCCGCGCACCTCTTTAGCGCCGGGGATCATGTCGGCAAGCAGTGCGCTCTCTTCATTGGTCTCACACCACACCGTCACAGGCTTGTCATGGGTCGCCAGTTCTGCCGCCTTTTTACACCGTTGCTGCAATGTGTTTCGCTTCTCCTTGTGGAAGCTAGTAGCGCTCATCTCAGGGATGCGGAACAACAGACCTTGCGTATCATCCATAATGTCAGCTTGGACTGTGTGCAGGCGTCGATCAATCTCTGGCAGAACATAGCCCGTATCGTCGCCGCCCAAGTCGCTAGGCAATGTGGCGCAACGGCTCCAAGACGCAACCCACTGCCAGAAGTCATCAACAGCGTGGCCCTTCAGTCTCCAATCCTGCGACGCGGTTGATGTGTCATTAATGAACCACTTGGACAGCATCTCCTGTTGTCGCATCACGCCAAGAAACTCAGCGTGATTGCCAAGTTCCATGTGATCGTTAGGCGATGGCGTGGCGGTAGCTGCAAGCTTGTATGGGGTATCCTTAAACGCATCCATAAGCATGTTGCGAGTGCGACCCGCAAACGATTTCAGGATTGAACTCTCATCAAGAATGATCGCACCAAATGCATCAGGGTCAAGTTTTGGCAACCGCTCATAGTTTGCCACCATGACGCCCGCGCCAACATCATCGGCATCACGTATCTGGCGTACATCAATGTTGAATTTCTGACCCTCGCGCACCATCTGACCCGCAACCGCAAGCGGCGTAAGGATTAGGCTAGGCTTTCCTGTTTCTTCTGCGCACTGATGAGCAAACTCCAACTCAATGAATGACTTGCCCAAACCCGTATCTAGAAATGCCGCAGACTTTCCCGCGTTTAGGCAAAAATCTAGCGTATTGCGCTGATGTGTCTTTGCAAGCGGGTTGATGTATCCGGGTACAAATCCATGCTTATCTGCCTTAACTGATCGTGACGCGATGAATCGCCTGTATTCTTCAATATCTAGTGCCATGTTACCTCCTATGGTATGGTATGGTTAAGTGGTATCATGACAGTTCCAACAGGTCAAATGAAAAATGGCCCCGAAGGACCATAGATCAAGCTTTTAGAGCATTTAGCAATGACGCTTGTGTCGCATCTTTATCCCCTAGAACACTTAACACCCTCTCGTCAATCGTGCCTTTGCTGACAATATGGATAATCCGCACAGCGTTTGTTTGCCCTTGCCTGTGTAGTCGAGCGTTGAACTGTTGGTACAACTCCAATGACCAATTAAGCCCAAACCAAACACATAATGAGCCACCGGCTTGTAGGTTCAACCCATGCCCCGCACTAGCTGGATGGGCCAAAAGCATTTTGATTTCGCCCCTGTTCCAAGCGTCGATAGTCGATTGTTCTTTGTCCAGCATCACCGCATCAGGGAAACGCGCCAACAGCCGTTCAAGATCAAACTTGTAGTTATAAGCTACAAGCATATTCTCGTTTGGATTATCCTCAACAATATCAGCAAGCGCATCAAGCTTTGAACTATGAACATCGCCCCAACTACCTTTGTCATCATAGTATGCCGCGCCGTTGGAAAACTGCATCAGCTTATTAGCCAAAGACGCAGCGCTAATAGCCTCAATCTCTTCACCGCTGTCCAAGTCCGCCAATAGCGTTTTCTCTAGTTTCTGATACTTCACATAAGCTGATTGTGGCATATCAACTTCGCTAACTAGATCAATGCGATCAGGTAATTCAAGATAATCATCTGCGCTCATACTGATTACCTTATCCGCGATCAGCCCGTGGATCTTAGCGTCAGAACCTTGCCTAATTGTCCAGTTATATCCCATATAGTCTTGCTCGAAGAAGCGTTGACGATAGCCCGTAACCGTACGCCCCAGTCGCTCTCCAAAGTCAACCAGATACATCTGAGACCACAAGTCCAAAAGACTGTTAGGCGATGGCGTACCAGTCAACAGCACCATGTAATCGGTGTAAGGCAAAACACGCTTCAAAGCCTTAAAGCGCTTAGATGATGGGCTTTTGAAAGAACTGCTTTCATCAATGACCACCATATCAAACGGCCATTTCTTTTTGTACAGATCGACAAGCCAAACTACGTTTTCGCGGTTAATCAAATAAACATCAGCATCGCGATGCAGAGCGGCGCGCCTATTCTTTTCAGGCCCAGTGCAGATAGAGGTTTTGATATGGCGAAGATGCTCCCATTTCTCAATCTCTTGCGCCCAAACGCTATTAGCTACGCGCAGTGGGGCAATCACCAGAACCTTGTTAACAGACATGCTGTCAACAAGGTCGCTAATGGCCGTTAGTGTTGTAGTGGTCTTGCCCAAGCCCATCCCCAATAGCAAAGCGCATCGCTCTTTGTCTTTGATGAACTCAACACCCCTATTCTGATAGTCGTGTAAATTATGGCGTGAAAGCACGGGCATCCTCCAAATTATCAATCACTCTAACGTCACATCCTAATTCTCGGCGTCTGGCGTGATCTTTAGCTTGGTTTTCTGTTGGCTCTTTTCCGGGAGCTTTCAACTCAACAAAGATGATCCAACCGCCCGGCATAGTGATCAGGCGATCAGGAACAGACCGCCTACCGGGGCTAGTAAACTTCTCACACGTACCGCCCAACTCTTTCACGCGCTTAACTAGAGCCTTTTCAACGTCACGCTCTAAGGTCATAGTCCAAAATCCTTCAAGCAATCATTCGCCATTCGCACATACATTTGACGGTCAACATCTGTCGGCATTTTGTCTGGCAGTTGCATCAAAGGCTTCGCACCGTCCGACATAGGCACCTTATTTCCGTTTTTAGCGTATCGAATACACCCGTCCATGCTCAATTCGGATGTGTAGTAAAAGCGCACAGCCTTGCCCAGATATTCATCCCCAAACTTAGCGCCGCCTGTTACGCTACGGACCATCAAGAATTTAGTCACATCGTTACAAGCGTTGATCGTTTCAGCAATAGGCTTACCTTCACCGAGATACGCGTATACGGCCTCAGTGATGATTGGGAACTGTGGGTTTTTCATCAGGTTAGGCGCAGCGAAAGCCCCTTTACCTTTTACAGAACCGCTATCCTTAATCGCCACATAACTATTCACGTCACGGCTATATAAGCCCTTATATCGCGTCTCTTCTAGCTCCAAGCCTGTCTGCAATTCCCAATCGAAACATACCTCATCAAGAGCCGCATATTTGTCTTTGTGGCACAAACTAACCACGCCATCCGTATTTGCGCTCACCACCTTTGCGCCCGCCGCGACGGTGTGCTCAATCAGCATCAACAAGCAAAGCTGCCCGGTGATCGTTACTTGTATCATCAATTCAGGTGAATACAAAAACGAATACTTTGATCCGAACAGACCAAAGCTAGAATTGATAACAAGCTTTAAGCTGTCAGATGCGGGCTTATCACCTTCGGCTTTAGCTTTAAGGCGTCTTGCGACAATCCCAGAATACACATCCAAAAACGTAGCGCCCAAACCGTCAGGATACATACCTTGTCCCAAAATGATATTCGGATACATACTCGCAACATCACGTTCAGCCAAAATATGATTATCATCAACCACTACGTTTTGCTTTTTCTCTTGGCTGTGAATACCCCCAATTCCAAACTTATACGATCCACCCTCAAAGCGAATGGCACTATCCAAAGTTTCAGGCAAGGCGACTTGACCGTTCTGACCGACCTTAAACGTAGCTTCCTTTACGCGATCAAACGCCGCCTTGAACGTGTCGCTTTCAAACTCAATAAACCCCGGATCACGGTATTTGAATGTATCACCAACGCGGCTTCGCGGCTTCCTGACAGTCACGCCGCTATTCTGCAACTCCGTGCGCAACACCGCGCTAGCTACCTGCGCACCCCCTTTAGACCTAAGATCAACGCGGTATTGCTTGCTCATATCAATACGCAACTTGATTTCCTTTTCAAGCGCGACATAAAGCAATTCGGTTGTTTCCAGATCGTTCAAGCAATACGTCCTAAGTTCTTCCCTTTGCTCAGGTGAGATAATAGCGTCAGGTTCAATCGGCAAATCTTGAAGCTTTGGGGCGTTCAACCGCCCACCATAGATCTTCAAAGACGCCTTACCCGGCGCAACGTCGATCAGGTCAACATGATTCCACAACAATGACCCATATGGGCTACGTGGTTGCTCCACATCCCAAACCTTCGCAATCATCCAGCCCGGTTTGCCGCTTGTAATGATTTCGTCGCTAAGATCTTTTAGCTCATTGTTGTTACGACCCTGCAAAGCGGCTTCAATCATATACAGGTCATAGTGGTTGCCGTTAAAACTAACGGTTGTGTTTTTTCGCATCAAATCTGAAAGCGCGGGTTGATTCAAACTCACACCATCATAAAGCTCAAAGCAATGGGTGTTTTGCGATCCGACTTCCTTGAATAACACAAGAAAATAATTCCGATATGTTTCAGCGTCTAGGGTGTAAATAGCCATAGAGGGGTGTCCTCATTCATGTATGAAAAGCCCTGCGCTAATCGGCGCAGGGCGTGTTTGCTTTTAGGCGTTATCAGATGTCGAAGTCATCCATGTCACTGGCGACTTCAAAATCATCAAAGTCATCGTCATCGGCGGTTGATCCACTTTCAAACGTATCACCGTCTTTATAGAACTGAACGCCCAGAAGGTTAGCGTTTACACGCTTACCGTATGCGTTACTCTGATACCAGAAGTCAACAACAGCGTTGACGTAGCAACCCGAATAGATCTTATTATCTTCTTCGGTAAGCGGCGTCTTATCACGATCAATGACTTTTGGTCGCTTGTTGTTAGCCGCTTTCAGGGTATAATGTCCAGCGTATTCATCGCGCCCACTTTCATCACCGTCTTTCAGGCAAATCTTGTCAGCCGCGACCTTAGCGCCTTTCATGTTCTCCTTGATGCCTTTGGCGATTTCCGCCTTGATCTCCTTAATGACGTCCGCGTGATCCTCCTTATGTAGCATCAGAGTTGCTTCATATTTGGTTTCCTGACCCTCAAATGTCGCCTTGCGGAACAAGGACGGGAAAGACAGACGCGCGCCTTGGATTTTGATTTTAGACATTTTAGCTTTTCCTTTTTAAGCCTTTGAATTTTACGCTACATGCGTTTGAACTAGTTACGCTATTCAACTTAGCTTGTCAACACGTCAAAGTCATCATCTGTCGCGTTGATCGCTGGACGCTTATCGCTTTCTGGCGCAAGCGTCGGCTTACCTTTCGGCTTAACCACCAGATCACTCATCACGCCGCGCTGATCCTTTTTCAGCATCTTTTCAGCTTGCGCAGGACTTACTATCTTTTTGGTGTATAGCTTATCGCCAAGCGTATCGCTCAACGCATCAGCGGCTTGCCCCTCATCTACCCATCGCCGGATAGAGCGACCTTCCACTAGCTTAAAGCCGTCAAAGCTTTCGCCAGCGTCAAGCCGATCACGGACATAACTCTCAACGCTTGTAAGCCAACCCTCGATCATACTTTTATGCTCAAGCACCAAGCGAATTTGCTTATCGGTTAGGCTATCAGGCGATGCGGCGTCCAAGTCCTCAAACTCAGACATAATAATGCTTTCGGTGTAATCGTAAAGCGCTTTACATGTAGCCTTGGCCTTACAAAACCGACATTGCTTTTCACCGGGAACCCGCTCCGCGTCATCACTCAAAGCCACTTCTGCGCGATAACTAATCCACTCAGCCCATTTCAGCAGATCCTTAACACTAATTTCCCATTCGCTAATATGGTCAAGGCGCGGCTGCACAATACAAATAACTACGCGCTTAAACTCAGACAAGAAGCCATATTCAGCGTAAGCGCCCAAAGCGTAAAGCATACCTTGTGGATTATTATCAGCGTCAACCTGAACGCCGCGACCGTATTTCAGATCACAAACTTGGATCGTATCACCTTTTAGGATAACAGCGTCAGCCGTACCAAAGCCTTCCGGCACCCAATCACTATAGTCAACGCGCTGTTCATATAGCACATCGTCTGCACCCTTGGCGGCGTTACGAACATACTCAACATAAGTGCTAACGTGATGCGCCATATCGTCGTCAACCTGCCAGCTATGCATTTCAACTAGGTTACGCCCAACCCAATCAGTAGGATCATCACCAGACTTTAGGCAAATCTCCCCAAGCTCATGCGCCGCAGTTCCTTCCTGCGCAAAGCTAGATGTTTTATCCCCCAGCCCTTGCTCAGCTTTAACAGAACCGCCGCACACGCTCCACCTATGAGCGTTAGACGCGCCTAGCGTTGCGTGTGCGATACCCATCAGAACGGCACCTCATCCTGCAACGCTTTCAGCCAATCGCCCATTACCTGAGTATCAGCCTCATTCAGATCAGTTGCGACCTTAGCCCCAAACTCTCCCAGCTTTTCCTTGATCGCGTCTTTCTGCTTTCGATCTTTACGCACCACAGCCAGAGCCATAGACTTAATGTCATCGTGCGTATAGTCTTTAGGATCATCGCTTGCAGCTTCTTCCTTTTCAGGCTCTTGTTCCATCTCCGGTTCTGGATCAGCTTTAGGTTCATCGCTTTTAGTATTGGCTTCAGCGTTTGCGCGCTCTGTAGCTACGTCGCTCATAGCTTCGAGCAGCTCGTTAAGATGCTCAATATTCTTGTTCAGTTTTGCGATTTCTTGTTCTAGCATTTTAGCCTTCCTTTTTGACTGTTGTTAGTTCTACATACACTATTCTGTCCGCCCGTCAAGCTTAGAACGGCACGTCAGGATCATAGTCATCAACGCCGCCTTGCTTCATGGCTATTTCCGCATTGGCCTTGCTGATCTTACCCGGTTTATACCAGACCGTCCGCATCTTTTTCCTAACCTTGATACGTCCTAGTTTCGAGTAGCCCATAGCAACCAGCTTGTGCGCCAGTGCATTTGTCTTTGGTAGCTCAATCTCCCCGCTCATATCGCACTCATCGCGCAGTAACGTAATGTCAATAATCTTATCGTTGATGTATGGGCCTTGGAACTCATCCAGCGCATCGGCCAGCGCGTCATCGTCCTCGTTGATATGCATCAAACGCATTTCCTCTTTGCCGATGCTGTCTGGCGCTCGCCCATGCGGATCAAACTCATCGCTGTATTCATGATCCAGCAACAATCGGGCTATACCTGCTGCACCCGCAAAGCTAACATCAAACAGCCTTTTGAAGTACGCTTTCACGCCTTCAGGACCGCCATGCTCATCATACAGTTCGTCTCGTGTGCGGTGTTTGGTGAACACCACGAAATAGCGCCGATCACCGTCACCAATAGGAATAGCATCCGCGTGATTAGTAAACAGCATGTAGCTGGCGAAGTTTGGGACGGTTCTAGCCTTGGACCCTTTGCCTTCAATCTGGATCTGATCGTTAGAGATAAACGGTTTCATCTTATCCAGTGTGCGCCATTTGTTTGTACCTGATACGCGAATTTCCTCAATACCGATCACTCGACAACCTTCTGCCCAATCGGTAAACCGCTCTTCGATGATAGACGCCGCAATCTCCCTTGCGTCTTGGCCCATTAGCTTTGTCAGGATGTTGTGGAAATAGCTTTTACCGTTACCCTCAATCCCCCAAAGCAACAAAGCCCATCTTACCCGCGCACCGGGCTTTGAATACACATAGGCCAACCAGTCCAGCACCAAAGCACGCTCGCGCTCATCTGCAATCGTTCTGCGGAGATGATCTAAAAACACTTCGCACGCTTGGCCGTTTAGGCTATCGTCTCCAACCTCAAAGCTTCCCGGCTCAGCAGGTTCAACAGATGAGCCACCCCCAACCTGCCAAGAGTTGAGGTAGTTACGACCACCCGCCGCGTCTTGAAATATGCGACCTTGGCCCGGCCAATACATCCGAGACGTGATCGTCGGAATAGGAT